GCCCACTTGTTGCATAGCGAGTTGCAGGGTGGGGGTTTTCCCATCCTTAGACATCTCGACAAACATTCGACAGGCGAAGACTGAGTTAGCTCCATCTTCTAAGAAGTTCTCCTCTCCAATGAACCGTTTAAGGAATAGGTCGTGATTAGATTCAGAAATCAGGAACTGCACTTTAGGGAACTTGTGAGCAAAGAAATTTAGCTCCTTCAAACACATCTCCACCTCTTCTTCAAGTACGTGCATCTTTTTGTGCCACAGCGAAGCCTTACTAAGATTGTTGTTGCGCTCGTGGTGGTTAACAGAGTGTCCGTTAAAGAAGTCGTGAAAGACCACCCGTTTAGGTTTAAGATTTTTTATCATCTCGATAGTAGCCTTTCGAGTCTTTGGGCAAGTGTCGCCTGTGTGCCAGTCTCCTAGTATTAACCCTTCTGGTTGCTCGTATCCCAACTGGCCGTTCTTATAGCTTTCAGTTAGGTAGTGAAAGTTGCCGTTCTTTAGTGCCATTACCGGATGATAATTAAACACCCGGCTGTTTTTAACTTCGATAAACGCAAAGCCATACTCATGCTCTAAGTCGGCCTTACGACCTTGGGCAATGTGTGACTTATAGTTGCCGTGAGTCAAAGCTCCTGTAGTGGCAATAAAGCGAGGTGAGTTGCCTGTGTTCGGTAAAGACATATACCGAATCTTAGGGGAGGGCAGAATGTAGGAAAACTGAGAAGACAGCTTTTTGTTCATTCCGGTGAGGGGATTGATTTGGCTTGCCAGTATCTGAGTGTCAAACAGCTTCAAGTTGTTGTTTAACTTCATTCCTTCCTTGCCAAGAGAGAGAAACTCAAACCGTTCGTCATCTAAAAGATAACTAGGCAGGAGTGTTTCGTCCTTGTGCTTTCCGGCCATAACAAACAGATAAATCTTTTGTACATCATGGTTGTCTGCGAAGAGTTGCATGTTGCGGAGCAAATTCTTATTTACCACCGCATTGTATTGAATACAAGAAACTAAGTAGTTCATAGGGTTACTCCTTTGTTAAAGAACGTTCTAAAACAATTATAACATTTTGCATTACTTGAATTGTAACACCATATCTGGTATATTTCTCGGTTATCCCCATAAAAAAAGACACCCCCGAAAGGGTGTTATTGCGGGTATATAAACCGGCTAATGGCATGAGGGTTAACTGCTATGCCGAGATGGTAGATGGGTGAAAACCTGTTGAGCGTTGCTACGGCGGAAATAATCCCGACCAGCTCGTACTTGCCTTTGTTCTCTACAAAGACGGGTCCTCCACTATCTCCAAACGTGATGTTGGTGTTGATGAACATTGTGTCTGCCTTGTAGATGGTAACGATACCTTGGCTGGGGTGAGGAATAAGTCCTGCACCAGCGCCCACTTTCCAAACTGGTCGGTAGACTGGTAACGTATCACCCTTAAACACTTTTGCTACATACGGCACATTCCCCTCGATACTGATAAGGGCAAGGTCGTACTTGCTTGAGCGTGACACAACAACTGCGGTATGTTCTGTTTCCGATGGGTATAAATCCACCGTGATTTTCTTTGCTTTGTTGATGACGTGTTTGGCAGTAAGGATAATTGTTGTCCCTGTGCCTGAGTAGATAACTACACCGCTTCCAGTGTTTTTATCCGTTTTGATGCCTACAGTTACGTAGAGCATTTGTGCATGTTTCTTTTCGATGTTCATGTCGTCGCTCCTGTAAGTTGTGAAACATAAAACTGCAATAAGCACTACGAGTAGTATCTTCATAATAGTCACCTCTACCTGTAATTTTACCACACGTGTTCAAAGGAAAAGGACACCTAAGTGTCCTCTAGGAACTTGAGCAAGAGCAGGGGGTACTGTTCTCTTGCCAAGTTTTGTTTGGGTAAGGAGTCGTGGAAGGCCTTGTGACACGTCCAGCAGATTAGAAACCTGTGGTTGTTTGCAGGCCCTCGACCCCAATGTTTAACCGGAAAAATATGGTGTGCCGTGAGCTTTTTAACTTCTCGGCACTTAGGGCATGAGCGAATTGGTCGAGCCATTAGAACCTCCCATACGTTTTGCTTTTTTGTGGTTTAACCTTAACGTCATGTTAAAGTCAGACATATACAACCGCCACAGCTTTTCAGCGTCTTTGCAAACTTGAGAACACAAGTCTCTAGTAAGCCAAGGGTCGTGTTGGTCAGGCACATCTATCGTTTTGTGACACCAGCAACAACATGATTTTTTCATAAGATGACACCTCCCAAGATGAGCGTACATATCAACAGTATGATAGCGCAGGTGAGTTTCGCCACCACCAGAAGCGGTGGCATGTATTCAATCAGGCGGTAATAGAATGGAGGCATTTTCCACCCCCTTGAGCCAGTCTCGCATACAGTTAGACTCATTCGCCGGACAGAAACAATAGTCGACACCGTTTTCAACGAAGATGTAAACACCGTTTACAAGTTCCTCTTTACAAACTTCACATATATGTTCCATTAGCCTATCCTCTCAAAGAACGTCTGCTCCCATTATATCACTTGTAGTTTAACCAAACGTAGATATACACAGGCCACATGACTATCCCAAAAACGATAAGAATGGTAAAGAAAATTACTTTATCAAAAATGTCAAAACCTCTAAGCATAACCTATTATAACAAACCCCTACTTATTTGTAGGGGTCAGGTCTGCTTTAGGGCAGAAGGTTGAAATAAGCACCTCGGTAGTGTGCTTGTAGCAGTTGAAGCCACAGACATACAGGTGAGTACCTATGTGGTACAGGGAGTTTTTGTCGTTTATGGGGTTGTTGCAACCCTCAGCTTGACATCTTTCGGGAAAATTCATAATACACCTCCGTTCGTTTCCTTTGTAATTATACCCCCTTTTTCAATTCTTCTCGATACTTCCAGCTACACTCACTTGTACAATACCAAATCTTATGTGAAGCCAGCTCCTTGCCACACCTTTTACAGTGGGTAAGCCTCTCTGACGCTTTCCAGTATTCTCTGGTTGTCTTAGTCATAAGTGTTATTTAGTGGAGTTGATAAGTTCGTCAAGGTGGGCTTTGATTGCCTCTACTGCAAGGTTGTGACCTTTGTGACGCATATAATGTTCTAATTCTTCGCCTTGAAGAACAAAACTGAATACATTCATAGGTTTATTTTCCAACAGTCCACTATCCCTTAGCTCGATCAGTAGGGCGGTGCGTTGGGTGTTAAGTATTTTAGTTAGTTTCTCACGATACATTCCTGTTGGCTCAAAACTTCTACCTCCGTAAGTAGCGATGCCTATTTGCTCGATTGCTTCTTCTACGCTTGGTATCTTAGTCATAGGTTAAAGGTTGTTACACACTTCTAAGTTGTCTTCTAAATTAAAGCCATTGGTACTAGCTTGGTACGCACTAGCAACACATCCCCGGTTAGAATCTACTGGCGGTACTTCTAGTGATAGCATAGTAAATAGAATTACTAGACAAAACCCTATCATCGCTATTACTCCGACTACCATTAGCCAGTCATTTCCCCAAGAGAAGTCCCAGAATGATTCGTCTTTGTACTCATCATAGTCGAACGGGTCGTTGTGTTGTGTGTGTTTCATACTAGATATTCTTAATTCTTTTAAAGCTCTCTTTCTCGGTTAAAACCTCTTTACCGTTACTCAGTGTGCGGGTCTTTGGTGTGGGCTTGCTGTTGTTCTTGATTGCGACCTTGTATGTGCGGTGGTCTCCGTATATTCCTAGTTTCATTTTATTTTATTGATTGCGATTTCTAATAATGTAGTTTGCGATATGTTCTTTTCTTTTGCTTTTAGTGCAAGGTGGGCTTTTGCTTTTTCACTTACCCAGTTGCTTAGTCGTACTTTTGCCATTACTGTGCGTTATCTGATAACCTCACTTACCACTATACACCCCCACCGTTTGCACGCAAGCACCAAAAAGTAATACCTGTGGATAACCATGTATCGTGTGCTTATATCTACCCTGTGGACAACTTACTTGCGTGCGTTTGCATGCGTGCTATATTTATACATGAAGCAGATAAATAAGAAATACATGAAAGCAATACAAAGGTACATATCGTATAAGTGGTGGTACTACACAACCACCCACGAACAAAAGATGAAGTTTATTGACAGTGTTCTACAAAAGAAAAAATAAGAAGTATATGAATAAATCACCAGAGCAAATCAATGACGAAAACATAGAATCAGCCCAAGAAACATTTAACAACGTGACACTAATACCAGACAACAATGTCTACTAAACCACTCACCCAAGAAGAACTAAGGCAACGAAACCAAGACACCAGAGACAGTATTAGAGGAAAGAACAACTACAATCCCGGTCAGATGCCACAAGGGGAAATCCCAGACCACGTACTAAACTTTCAAGAGGACGACTATAATAATAACCGAGACTAACATGAAATCATTTGAACAGTACTCAGAGGGCTGGGGACGACACATCAAGAACACTATTTTACAAGAGGTAACTAATCTAACTAAATAATATGCGAGAAATAAAATTTAGGGCGTGGGACGAAGAAACAAAACAGTTGCTTATAGTTAATTCCCTAACGTTAGACTTTGGTTTATGTGACCTTTGGAACGGAAAACCAGAAGACGAGGGTGTCGCTAAAAAGTTGTCAGACGTTAACTTAATGCAATACACCGGACTCAAGGACAAGAACGGTGTGGAGATTTATGATGGAGATGTTATTACTTACCAAGAAGGACCCCCAAAAATGCGAGCAAAAGTAGTTTGGAAAAACGGAGGTTTTGTATTTGCATATGAGGATGGAATAGAAAATATTACATCTGAATCCTGGTATGCACCAATGGATGTCGAAATAACTGAAGTAATCGGAAACATTTATCAGAACCCTGAACTACTAACATGAAAATATTACAAATAGAAAAGCCCATCATCGGGCAACGTACCCAAATCGGCAAAGCCTTTGATGAGATACTCAAAGACATGCCTATCAGAGAGTGGGTGCAGAAGCAACGGAAGTTAAAAGGTAAACTATAAAGTATGAACATTTACGAAAAGCTAGACAAAGCACGAGAGCTTGTCCGAAACACTAAGCACAAAAAAGATGGTCGCAACACGTACAGTAACTACGATTACTTCACACCAGAAACAGTCGAACTTATTGTGGCTGATGTCTGCAAAGAAATGAAGTTGTCGCCACTTTGTAACTTAAAAAGGAACGAGTTTGGTTTATACCAGGAGATGATATTAGTTGACCTTGAAAAACCAGAAGACCGTATCGTTACAGAACTTGCGACAATTCATGGTAGTCTAAAGGCCACTAATGAAACACAACAAATGGGAGGAACCGACACATACTCTGAGAGATATATTAAGATGAAAGTCTTTCAAATAAAGGATAACAATATTGACCCAGATAACCAAAACCACGACAAGGATAAGTCGGTAACACCAGCAGCTGTAGTAAGACGATAATAATTAAATATAAATTTATGGCAGAACAAACAGACAAGGTATTTGTATCAGGAATGTATCTTGACCGAGTACATGAGAACGCTCCAGCTTTTATTCTCACAAACCAAACCATTCACGTTGAGAAGTTTATCCAATGGCTACAAGCTAACAAGCACCTAGCTACTGACAAAGGTTACATCAAGGTAGTTGGTAAGGAGTCCCAAAACAAAGACGAAAAAGGAATGAACAAGCGATACTTTGAAGTAGACCAATGGAAGCCAGTAGACAATGCACAGCCACCTGTTGCAGATAGTGCAAAAACTACACCAACTGGAACTAACCCACAGGATAGTCAAGACGCTCCAGATTTAACAGAGTCAGATTTGCCTTGGTAATATGTTTTGGAAGAAAAAGTAGTGTACACTTGCCTAGTGAGTTAATTGCAGAAAGTCCCTTCGGGGATTTTTTGTATCTGCTTGCTACTTATCCCCAGAGTTATGAAGATTGCGTGAAGTTGGCGTGGTATAATAGTAGTACCTTCGAGAGAGGGTGGCGAGTATCACAAGGATATGCACAGACGAATAAAATAATGCCACCCCTCAAGAGGTGTGCATATCACTCAGTGGTATGCTCGCCTTTCGAGGGGTATTATTATGGCTTCACCCCAAACTGAAAACGGATTTACTAAGCTCGCAAATGAGCTTCTTGATCAGCTTTGTAGACTCCACCTGTCGGGAAATGAGTGGTGTTTCGTTCATGCTTTGATACGAAAAACATATGGATACAACAAAAAAGAGGATTGGATAACAAATTCCCAAATAGCCAACGTAACTGGCATGCACCGAGTAAGAGTATCCGAGGCAAAATCTAAACTTTTAGAAAAAGGAATAGTCGTTGAGAAAAGTAATAAAATTTCACTTGTCAAGGATTATGAGAAATGGAAAGTTGTTACGGAAAAGCGTAACACTGTTACGGAAAAGCGTAACAAAGTGTTACGGAAAAGCGTACCTACAAAAGAAAGAAAGACAAGTATAAATACAATAAGCGATAAATCGCCCATTATGCCATTCAATAAAAATAAGGAAGAAGCTGTAGTTGACTACGACTCAGGTGAAATAGTTGAACCTGTAAAACCCCAAACTAAAAAATACCCCAACGCTCCAGAGATTCGCAAAATCTTTCAAGAGGTTTTAGGAAAGAATCCGGCAAGCTGGAATCAACACAAAACTCAACTATTGGCTTGTGAGAACTTATACACAGAGAGAACCCCCGCCAAGGTAAGAAGTGCGCTATTGTACTATCAAGCCAACCGGGAAGAAAAGTATTGCCCTCAAATCAGTTCACCCTACGACTTAGATAGCAAGTGGACAAAGCTAGGCGAGTTTAAACTAAAACAAGTATGAACATAGACGACCTAATCAACAGAATAGAGTCTGAAAAAGCAGACCTAGCAAACTCTATTGTTTCAGATGAAGGATTAGAACGCTTGAAGGCCGTAGCTAGGGAGTACTCAGGTGAATACTCTCTCGTCTGGTCACACGACACCTTGGAGGAAATCAAACTTAAACCCCGTCGAGAAACCCACAAATCAGGAGTAGAGGAGTTTGACCGCATCACTGGCGGATTTAGACCCCAGCAAATGATTGGTATTGGAGCGCAATCAGGTCATGGAAAGTCCGCCTTCGGACTATGGGTACTCAAGCAATACGAATCACTAAACCCCGTACTTATCCCCCTAGAGCAATCAAGCGAGGAACTCATTGAACAGAGATACGAGAACAAACAATTTATTCCAAACTATT